GTCATATCACTAACTGCAAGATATGACAATTCACATTAGCATATTATCTGTTTTTAATCCTCGTCCTCGTCATCTTCAAAATCATCTTCAAAGTCATCAATGGCTTCAATGATAACCATCAAAGTTTCCTTTGCTTCAAGGATAGCTCCATCCTCATAATCGTTCGCTGCCTGTCGGATCGCCTTCACAATCTTCTCGTCGGATAACTCTGCACCATTGTAATACTCGCTTACAATATTTTCATCCTCACGTTCAGCCCATACAATGTTGCCACTCTCGATGTTGGCAATAACCATTTCACGGATAGCCATTTCATCACCAGGATTGCAAGGTAAACCAGAATCATATGACGGGCTACCGTAGTCCTTATAAGCCGTGAAAATCTCGGCAAGTAAAGAATGCTCTCCATCCGATTCAAGCGGATTAAAGACGATATAAACGATCTTATTGTCCGTTTCCAGATCAATAATCATCGTGCTTGCAAATGTTGTCTTATACTCGTCAATAGGATCATAAGTATTCATAGTGTTCTCCTTTCAAACTGCCGTATCAACTTCAAAAACCACATAGGGTAATTGTGTTTCCGGATCGAATCTCGGATAGACGTACCGGATATTCATATCCATATAGTCGTCGTTCTTTAACGAAAATCTATCCGATATATCGCCTTTATAGATTTCGTGTTCTCTTTCATCTTCATCAAATCCGATGATGATAATGTGTCCCTGGATTTCAAATTGATCCATCAATTCTCCGATCGTCATCTTGTTATCTCCTTTGTGAATTTCTTGCCCGTTGCCGTAAATACTTCCGGCGTGCTGCCGGTGTTGGCAAATTCATCATATACTTTGTATCTTCGTGTGTCATCGGTGGATTGTTCGGTGTCAGTGCATTGAATATACCGATGACCACCCACACAATCAAGATGAGTAAAACAATTAACAAAGAAATTGTAATCACCTCCAGACTATAATACCCGATTTATTTCGGAATTTCAAGCATAATAATCAAATTCCGCTAAACCGCCGCTATCCTCAATGTACCGGATACAACCATCAACCGTGAACTCATTACCATACTCACGATCATCCGATTCTTCATAATCAAATGACGCAATAATGATATAAACCAGGTTTTCGATTGTTGTCTTGACTTCATAGCCTGTCGATTTAATATAATCAGCGATCCGATCACAATCGCATTTCTTTTCTTCCGGTGTGTCCGGCTCATATGTCCAGAATCCATATCTATCAACCATAATAGCCTCCTATCAATATTCCTCGTTTACAATCTGATCCAGATTTTCGATGACCTTGTTTGCGTCGATTCCGATGTCCATCCTGCCAAGTGCATATATCAGATCGGTCAAACTGTTATATGCTTTCCATCCGGCTTTTGTCATAGGATTATGATGAACTTCTCCATCGCTATCAACTCCGCTAACCGGTGGATTCTTATAGAATGGGCGCTTGACGTTAAAAAACTGCTGTAAAATTTCTTCCAACATAATCAAGCCACCTCATATAATCTTGTTCTCAACTCCGGCAACTTCTCAGCAATCGGTCTTTTGTCTTTCAACGCTGCGCATAACTCGGTGAATGGAAGAATGTCCAGAATCCGGCTGTACTGCTCAATCTCGGAATACATTTCAAACTGACGCTTGTATTCTTCCCTCATCTTGTCCGCTGCTGATTTAATCCTTGCCATATCATCGGCGGGAATATAATTCTCTGCAACATACAGCTTGATATTACCAGCCGGAGAAATGTGTGCAACCATCTTGTAATCGTTATTCTCCATTACCGCACGATTACATACTGTCAAACCATTTCCCAAATAGCCCATAAAAAGATCAAATTTCTTTGCCGTTTCCGGCTGTTCTTTCCCCTGTGTTTCGATAGAAATTATGTGGCAAATCTCATCGTTTCGGATGATTGACCAATTCATTTGCCATTTGTGTCCTTTATCGTCCGTTCCCGTCCAATGTCCGGTATCATCTTTGGTATAAACCATCTTGCCGATGGCGTTGCCCGCCATAATCTCACATTCGATTCTGATCGCATTTCTCGGTATCTTGTTTGCCATAATAAAGCTCCTTTTTTGATTGCTTTGTGATTTTGTTTTATTTCTTGAATAGATTTGTTTTAATAGGCGGATGACCGCCTATCTGATAGTATAAGTATATCACATACTAAAATGTATGTCAAGCGATTTCAGAAAAAAGTATGGAATGCGCGGATAAATTTTCCGAAAATTGATCCGGCGCCACAATACTATATAGACTGTAAAGGATATATAGTATTGTGTTTATTTATATACTTAACAATACTTCTAATATATATTATATACTCTATAAGAGCTGTTATTTCCACATCTGGAACACTTTGAACATATCCCTGAATAGCTCCGTTATGCTCTTGCCGGATTGCTTCTCACCCTCTATATAATCAATGATTTCGGCGTCACGATCCCGGCGTAGAGATATGGTATAGGTCTTGTAATTCTCTTTATTCCATTTGCGGCTTGCCTGATAATTCGTATTTTTGGCATATTCTCGCTGGTGTTCGTTCTTGTGCTGCCTTGCCTTATCTGAAATTCTTTGTGCCATCAAATCCCTCCTGTTGGATTTATTCTATCATATACTGTCGAATTATTCAACCTTATTCCGGATATAATTCCGTGTCAAGCAACACATATCCGATCGCTTGTAATACCGTGTCAGCTTCGTCTGGATCGATCCCGTTGTCTATCAAAACTTGCTCGGTGCGGATGATGTCATTGAGTGTAATTGTTACTTTAGTCTGTAAAACTGGATCGAACTCCGCTTTGAAATACCGGAGATTTCCAAGATCATCATAGCCTTTTAACCTGACATATTCCCTTGTAATCCTGTCAATTTGGAATTTGACATATAGATCCATTTTATTAAGGTTTGTAACCAGATCACGGACTGTTGCTGCGTCCTCTACGGCGTCCAAAATATCCATATCGGTATATTTATTTGAATCATAAAGAGAACTAAGAGATAAGGGTGTCCGGTCTTTCAAATATAATTTTGCATTTTTCATTGATTTAACCTCCTATACTGTATGGATTCTGTATTTGAGAATTGCCGCGCCTCTCACGGAATTGTCAATGACTTTTCCGTTATAGTTATAGCGCTTGCCTTTTATTGTGTCGCTGCCGTTCATCCAAGGGCAAGGGCAATGCCGGTAATAATCCTTCTGCAACCAAAACCAACCATCGCCGTATGGATTCCGGCGCTCATAGTCCTCTACAATGCGTCTTGCTTCATTCAAACATTTCTGTTCTTCCGGTGTCACTTCGCGCTCTCCGGCGTCGTAAATCGTCAAAGATTCTCCATCATAATCAATCAGTTTTGCACCTGTATTAAGCCTTAATTCACTTTCCTGCCCGTCTGCTGTCATCAACATAATGCCGACTGTATTGACCCTCTTGACCGTCCGGATTCCTCTACACCTCGGAGGAATTGCGTCGCTGGTTTTTCCGTACCGTTCGACCAATTCAAATTTGATTGCTCCGGCTGCTGCCCGTCTTTTCAAATCCGATAACGTATATCTCATTTTGATTCCTCCATCTTATTTCAAATATCAACTTCTAAATATCCCGTTTGCGCAAGCGTTTCATCATATGGTATATAAAAGCGGCAACATTTCACGCCTTCACCAATTTCGCCTGGATTTTCCTCTAAAAATTCTGGTGTATCTCGCCCATATCCACATTCAGTTTCTCTGATACAAAGATATGTTTCCGTAACCTGGTCTTTTTCCTCATCGGTTAAATCATCCCAATATAAACAATCTATACCGAACGCATCTTTATGAAATTGACGCCCTTTTGTTGTGTGCTTGTTCATATTGCACCTCAAATTTCCGCTAAATAGCCTAAATGATATTCCTTGACCTTGATCCCGCACTTCTTCATTACCGGGATAACCATATCCGTGAAAAAGCAAATGTAACATTTCTTGCAAGATGATAATTCATCATAGATATGCTCCAACTCACGAAAACCGGCGATAGAAAATCTCTTGTTTGGCATTTTGCCAGAATCATAAGCCTGTTCGATAATGTTCTTTAATTTCTTCATTATGATAGCCTCCTTCTAAATTCTTGTTAAAACCATCATAGGAATGATACCTTTAATAAGAATTTTGCCCGTATAGCCGATAGCTCAGCTTATGTAATTAAAACTTCTTCATATTGTCCTCCTTATACCTGCGCTGTGATCTTGTTGACCTTGCCTTTCATCTGGTGATGTACTGCGATGAAATACAAGATGATGAACTTGATTCCCTTGATGATCCAGGCGGGCGAATAAAATACCGCCGCTGCGATCCTGCCGACCACACAATTCCCATCGATGAAATGCTCCTTCATCTGCCTTGCGGAGAACTTCGCCGCCGTGAAGATGTTGATCGTGACGATGATAATGGTGATTGCTAACATTGAGATTGTTAATACCAGATTGTGCATTTTGATTTACCTCGATTCTGTTTTTTATTATTCCGCTTTTCGCGGTTATTGACTTGATTATGCTACGTCCCGGACGGCTGCGATCATTGCCGTGCGCTCGGTGTACTGTTCATATATTGCTTCGCCGTTGCTGAATACTCCAAGACACACGATTCTTTCAAATCCTCGCCGATCCAAACCGGCAAGCCATTTCTCAATCTTGCGCTTTTCGGCGTCCGCTGCTCTCAATACACGGCTCCGGCACATATCGAAATAATAGCGGGCGTCCTCATTGTCGATACAGTATTCCGATTCCTTGTCAAGATCAAATTGTGCGCTGTATTTTTCTTCAACAAAGAACTGAAAACCGAAATATCGTCCGGATTCAATCGTGATGTCGTGAAATGTAAGAGTATCCTGGATTTCCGATACAAGCGCCTCCGCCTGTTCGTACTCATCATCGAATAAGAATTGACAATCCAACTCGTATGCTGTTTCGTCGTATTCCTCGCCGGTTTCCGCTTCATATTCCGCTTTGGATTCCTCGTAACTCGGCATTCTGCAAACTCCGACGATCATCGGCATATCATATAACATTCTTTTGAAATTAGGCGCTCCCATTGTCGTATCTCCTTTTGCTTTATTTCTTGATTATGCTCTGAAAAATTCAGCCGTATAATCGGTGTCCTGGTATCTTGTTTCGATTGTGCCGACCTTGACGGCTCTGGTAATTTTATATCCGTGATGTGCTGCTGTTTTCTTTGCTCTGGATATACATCCGGGAGAATCAACCAAATTTCCGAAGATCAAAACCTCGTCGCCGCCGGTGCGCTTGCCGTAAACTCTCAAAGTGTTCATAATATCCTCCGTTTTGCTTTATTTCTTGAATTGTCCGCCGTGTTACCGTTGGATCAACTTACAAGTATATATTATCACATACTATTTAGTATGTCAAGCAAAATTGAAAATATTTTTATTACATCTTTGTAACTTTTGGCAATATCCGTTGTTAATAAAATCGGTGCTTTATTACTATTTGTATATTACTCTTTGTATAATCCAGGAAATTCTGCGATTAGCCGTCCGGTGTATTGCTGCGTCAACTCCGGTGATTCTCCGCCGTGATAAAATCCTTTTACCTCGGTTTTGAGATCGTCGCCGATCCTTGTATCCACCAGAATGAAGGTAATGTCGGTATCCGGTGCATATGTCGTATATACCTTATATTCCGCCATAAGGCGCTCACCTGTGCCGATTCCGCCGTGTGTTTCATACTCTGTTAAACTCGCATATATCGGCTGTAACGGGTGATTATGCTGATCCTCATATTCTCCCTTGATAACTCTCTCGAACTCGTCCAGGGCGTCCAGATCGTCCGAAAAGTACAAACTCTCGGCTTCTTCATTCGATTCATAATTCAGCTCGTAATGTAACATTGTTATTCTCCTTCCGGCTTGAATACCCATATAATAATGTCGTTATTGCTGCCGCTGTTAAAACTCTCAATCTTATATTCCGTTGTGTCGATCATTTCATAGATATGATCCGCTGTTCCCTCAACTATCGGATCGGCGTCTTGAATATCTCCGTCATCGTTCACATCGTAGATTTTGAACTCTTGATAACAGTCATTGCAAAGAGTCAAAAGATTATACAGTGTCATTGTCAATCCTCCTTGTTATTTCCGGTGATGTAGTCCAGAACTATCTTCTTGATTTTCTCCTGATCGTCAACACTGCCGGAATATCGTGTGATGAATATCAAATCCAAATACGGATCGACGGAAATATAAACCTCAACCGTTCCGATTTCAAACTCACAAGCGAACACATAATGCTCCGTTACATCCTGCGGTACAAAACGATACCCGTCCGCCCTTTTCGTGATGACTTTGGCAAATTCCGATTCATTATCGGTGATGATAGGGATCGAAATGTCCGCCTCTCCCGGTGCTGTGCTGCGTGTCACATTTTCAAAATCAAGTGTGATATTCATTCTGTTCAGTCCTCGCCTTCTCTGTTGAATACAAAATCAAATCGTTCAACATCATCGATGTAATTGTTATCCGGATTGTAAATTAAATACGTGAGAATTTCCGTGCCGTCCTCAATATTGAAATTGACGCATTTATAACTGATGTAATTATAATATGTGTCCGATGTATTGATGATCCTTCCGTCGCCGGTGCTTTTGTTTATAACCTTGCCGATGATCCGCTCAATGATAAGCGTGTCGCCTTCGGCTCGATGTTCCAGAATTTCCGGCGTCAACTCGTCCGGATTATAAACCTTGTATTTTTCCTCGATGTCAAGGACAAAATTGTATTCGATCGGCATATAACTGTAATTTGTAAAATCACATCCCGGCTGCGTGCTTTCCTCGACCGGCTCCGGCTCTGGCTCCGTCTGCTGCATTGCTTCCGACTTCGTGATCCCCTTAATATCCGCCGCACACATAACCACCATTGAAAATGCAAGGGCGATGAATGCGAATATCAAACAGATATAACCAAATGCATTGTGCTTTCTAATCATTGTGAAAACCTCCTAATTATTCCAACTCTTGCAAAACTCGATGATCGTTTCCGTTTTGTAATTTCTCTCGTTCAAATAGTTAATCAGATCGATGATGAATCCACCTTCATCATAATTTCCGGTGATTGTCATATAGTCCGCCATCCCGGATAGATAGGCGCTGCGCCTGTCCTCGATGATGTTCATCACTTTTCCGATGATAGCCTTCTGCGATCTGTTCATTTTCTTTTCCTCCCGATTTCTGCCCGGATTTCCGCCCGTGCTATATCGTCAAGCTCGTTGACGTGTACCTTCTCGCCCATATTCCACATCTTGACGGTGAATCCCTTTCTTGCCATTTCTCTCGCTACGGCTCCGCCGTCGGTCTGGATACCGGCATATCTTAATTCTCCGTTGTTGTATCGGATCACGACAAATACGTTATTCATTAAGCGATCCTCCGGCTGCCGGGGCTATGCTTATATAATGCCCTTTCCGCTTCTTCAAACGTATCGAATACGTAATTTCCGCCGCATACACTCTTTTTTGTTTTGGTATCGATCCCGTAACTGATCCCAAATTTCCGATTGCCGGGCGTCTGGTCTATCTTGTGGTATGTTGTGCGGCTTCTGCCGAACTGCTGATAATATGCTGTCATCGTATTTTCCTCCCTGTTACATCAAAAATGATCGGATTGCCCTGCTATATACTCGCTCGATCGAATTAGGCAAGATCGAATTAAATTCCTTACACATCGAACTCAACGCCTTCTCCGCTTCTCTGATCTTGTTGAACTTCTCGATGATTTCCATTGCCCGCTCTGCCGGATTTTCCACGTATGCCCCGCACTCTCCAAGGTGCAAATCGTCCGGCGTCGGTACTACGATTTTATTGTTCTCATCCAGAACTCGGAAATGACCGCCCTTCTGTTGGCTGTATGTGCCGTATATCGTGATTTTCCGATAGGCGAAAACTTTATCAGCAAATACATCAATGCCCTCACGGTGAAGAAATACACGGCATTCAATCTCGCTGTAAAGCTCGTCGGTGATTTTCTTGCTTGTGACTTTACCGTATGATTTTCCGGCGTACTTCTGTAATTTCTTGATGATATGCGGGAGAATATAAGCATATAGGCTCTGCCGGGCATTGTCCGAAAGAATAGAATTGATGATCTTCAATTCGTGCTGTTCCCGATATTCCGGGCTTGTATCTCGCTGCGAATACCTCATATTATCCAACTTTTCCGATAATACCTTGATTCGATCCTGATTTGCGGCTATGTTTTCCAGAATGGTATTGACGTTTTCCATTGTGTCCTCCTTAATATGTAATTCTCGCATTGTTTCTGAATGAATAAACCAGATTGTTAAGCACTCCGAAGATTCCGCCCTTGATTGCTCTCTTGACCTGCTGTGCGGCTTCTGCTCTTGTGATTCCATCGTACCACATCATAGCGGCGATATATTCCGATCGTCTGTATTTGGCTCTGTTCATTGTTTCCGCTCCCCCTCAATAGCCGTAATGGATAACTAATAATTCAGCCCATTCATCCGGCTGTAACGCCTTCAAGTATGCAAGTATCGGCGGAATTCTCCTGTAATGATCCCGCTGCTCGAACGCTTCAAGCCATCCGATGACGGTTTCGATCTTTGCGCCTTTGCACTTCTCGCCGTATCTGTCAATAGAAAGATTGATCTCAGCGCCACAATCGGGACAACAATCATCTGAAAAGATTTCAAAATCCAGATCGATGTTGAATATCTCGCTGAACATTTTTCCGTTGATCCTGTCATATCCCATTTTGCAAAGATCGAATTCAGCGATCTTGCTGCCGTAGATGTAAGGCGGTTTATTTTTCTTTTTGATTGATTTTCTGTTTACGATAAATAATCTGCTCTCATATCCCATTGTGATACCTCCGTTTTGTTTTGATTCTGTCCGGCGGGCGTCGATCCGTTTCCGCCGGATTCCGATTATCGAATTACATCAATCTTGTGTATGTCGGAATGCTGCCGACCTTTTCCAGATTCTCCGCCGTCCATTCCTCGGCGTATTCCTCGGCGTCATATTCTCCGCTGATCCTGCAAAGCGTCGCATACTTTTTGGAATTTTCCGGCTCTCCCATCTCGATCCGCTTGACCGGTACACTCGTGTACATTCCGCTCCCTGTCGGGCGAAGAAGGTTTACACACAATTCCGGAATGTATCTGCCGGTTTCAACTTTCCAGGTACAACCGTGAGCATTTGTCCGTTCCTCGTATTCTTTTGTGTACCAGAGGCGAAATTCAAGATAGATATTTTCCGTGATCTTGATCGTCCTTGTGAGCGTCTTTTCACTCCAGATTAAACAGTATTGTAAATCAAACTTGAATCCGCCCTTCGCCTGATTGTTCCATTTGATTGCCTGTTCTCTTGTGATTTTCATATTGATCCCCTTTTCCGTTTACTATTTCATTTTGCTTTATTTCTTGATTTGTTGTTATTGTTTGGCGGGATTTTCCGCTCCCGCCCGGCGGCTGCTGTTAATATCTATCTGCAAATGCTCCGATGACCGTGATCGTTGTGTCAATGTCGTGCTTTTCGTCATCATAGAAATTCCGCTTGATTTTGATAATTGCGGCTTTTGTCATAACCTTTCTTAATCCGTCAACTGATACCTCATTCTTTTCTATCCAGATCAACAACTCATTCGGCGTATTGAATCCAGGCTGCCGGAGAATTTCCGTCGCTCTATTGACCGCCTCCTGCTCCGTTAGGCTGCTTTTGGGATCAATCAACTTGTGATCCATTCCGGTAATATAATAGACTTTTGATGTTACTGTCATATCAATTCCTCCTTGCTTGAAAAACTCCGTTTTCTAAATTATAACCGATACTTTTTAGTATGTCAATACCTTTTTGCTTTATTTCTTGAAAATTATTTCAAGCGTATATTTTCCGATATTCCTCCATAGCTCCGATCGATTCGGCATATGCTCTCTGTGATTCTTCCGCTGCCTTCGGATCGCCGCCGTTCCGGTGTAACTCATTCCAAAAATGATCGATTATCATTTTTCGGCGTTTCTCCGATTCTCGGTGCTGTTTGTAATCATCCAGGTCATAAACCCGTGCGCTGTTCGTGTAATGATAGGATTCAAAATAGATGTTTTTCATCCGGCTGAGAAGGTGTATCATCCATCTGTATTCCTCGGTGTCCGGTGCTGCTATCATCACGCCGTCCGGTATTTCTCGGATTGTGTACCCGTTATTTTTTGCCATCCGGCTGATCTTGATATAAAATTTCTGATTCATAGCTTCCTCCTTAATAATCCATCATCATTTCTTGATGTGCTAATATTGCGCCTTCAAAATCCATATCATCATTATTACTTTTCGATTTGCTTTTCATATCGCCAGTGCAGATTCTCCCGTTTGTAATAGCCCAGCAATTATTACACAAACCATCACAGATTTGATTCTTCCAAGGGCATTTATTGCCGATATGTTCTCTGTTATATACTGAATACATTGTGATCCTCCTTCGGCGCCGGGCGTGCTGCGTGCCGTGTCCGGCGCTCTTGCTTTTCATTTATGCGATCATCGGGATCGGCTCTGATTCGATCGTGTCACATCCCCATCGTTCCTTCAGATCGTCCAGATTTTTATGTTTTGGATACTTGCTATAATGCACATAGTATTCGGGATGCCAATACCAGGCGCGTTTTTTCGATCCCCATTTGAATCCCAGATTTTTTAATACGTCCTTGTATGGATAGGTATTTCCGGTGATCCAGATGAATATACCAACCAGATCAATGGTGATATTCGGAATGTGAATAAGGGCGTTTATAATCTTTTGGAACTCCTCCGGGATTTCTACCTTCTCCGGCTCCGGCTTTTTCGTGTATGTCCCGCCGTCGCTGTTCCGGTGAATGTCACGGTATTTGTTAAAGGCTTTTTCATACTCGGCATTGATTTCCTTCATTGCCTGTTCGTTCTCGGCTCCGGGATGTAAATCCGGGTGATACTGAAAACACAATTTCCTGTATAGGCTTTTCACATCTTCAATGCACTTGCAATTTGTAAACCATTTCATTTTGATTCCTCCCATTCTTTTTCATAGCACCAGCATTCTACATCCGGCTGCTGTTCGATGTATTCAATCGCTTTTTTCAGTGAATGAAATTCTGTTACATACTCCGGAAATGCCCATCCGTGATATACTTTATAAACTGATTTTTTCTTTGCCATTTCGTGCCTCCGTCATCGTACCAGATCAAAACCTAATAGATGATTTACTGCTGCCGCCGTCATAATGTGGAACCGTCCCCGCCTTGCCATACCGGGCTGCCGGTACAATTCAACGCCATAAAAACGACACTGAGCTTGACTATAAAAGACTTGATATACCCGGCTATATGTCACTATATACCGATCGGATTCGTAAATATCCCGGACTTGTGATTCTGTCAATTCAACATTGCCGATTCTGCAAATATTCATCATCTTACTACCTCCTCCAGAAAACCATTTTTTGATAAACAATTTGCAAGGTACATTTCAAACGTGATCCCGCCGTATGTGTCCGGATCGTCGGCTTGCATTTCTGAAAATGATTCTTGCAAATCTGCATAGGTGTACAAAATACCATCTTCAATATCAATATAATATTTTGTCATTGTAATTGCCTCCCTTGCTATCACATAAAAGATATATCGGATTTGGTCACTTCAACCATTATCGACTCCTGATTCAGTGCATACTTGAGATCAAAAACCATCGCCGCTAATTTATTGTAGTGATCCCCCGCTGCATTCTGCATATCGGTATTATAATCATCCCGGAGATCGTCATCGGTTGCAATTTCAACACGGATTGAAGGCTCATTTACGATATTGCCGGTACTGCTCATCTTGTAATAGCCGTTACACTCGATCATAGTAAAAGCAAAAATTTTATATAAATTCAAGAGAATTTCGGATATAATGGTTTTTGCTTTATCGGTTGCAATAATCTGTTTTTCTGAATCTTTATCGAACAGTCCTATTGTTAATGTTGTTTTAGTCATCTTGAATACCTCCGATTCACTAATCATTTTGATTTATTTCTTGATTGCACCATTACAATATCACATACTTTTGAGTATGTCAAGCACTTTTTGAATGATTTTTGAAGATGTAACAATTTTGTTGCAATTTGCACAATTTGAGTTTGATTTGTTTGGATATAATAACAACGGATCACGGTGTTATAATGCTAAATTAGAATTATTATGACGTGATACCAGGTGATTTTTAATGCTAATATGGAATTATAAATCGCCGGGATGACTATATCCAGATTTATATACAGTCCAGTTTATTGTACTCTGTATTATTTTAGTCCTATTTATTGTACTTTGCAACATTTGTTATTTGATTGATTTTGATTGAATTTTGATTATTTGTGATTGAATTTGATTTAATATGATTGAAAAATTTTTAATCTTTGCCGGGTTTACTAGGCAAAAAATCGAAAAAAACGAAAACCAGATGATCGGCAAAAATCACCCGGATCGGCTGCCGGATCAGTGGTACCAGAATCATCCCGGTACCGGGTGAAAATAAAATGATTTTTTTATTGCAGATTTGTAATTCTGTTTTTTGCAATAGTACAGAATTATCATCTATTTTTGAACATTTGTTCTACTTCTACGAACAGATGTTCGATAGGGGGTAGGTTTACATTTAGAACAGATGTTCGATTCATATTATTGTTTTAATGAGCCTACCTCTACTCTCTCCCTAAAAATCAAATCCCTCATTTTGCTCAATTTCCGAACACCTCCCGACAGCTTCAACACACTTCTAAAACTGTTCAGAAATAGATACTTTTTATAGTAAAATATCATTTCCCGAAAGACTACTTTTCATCAAGTAAATGTTCAATTTCTGATACTCCATATCGTTTATTATCGAGCTACCGAAAATATACTTAAAATACCGCGATTTTCACAAGATTTTAATGCTCAAAAACAGAGCATATTTTTTTGTGATACTTATATCAAGGATCAGATATGAGCAGAAATATGATTATGGTGGTTTAGTCGAGGGAGCAAATAATCCCGTAATTTCATTCCGAAAATTTGGATTTTTGCTTCAAATCACACCCGAAATTACCTTGTTTTCACCTCAGATTTGATATGCTCCCTCTCCCCTTATACTATATACTTTATATACTATATAGTAATATAATACTGTAAAGTATATAGGATAAGGGTAAAGTATATAAATACTAATTAGTATTAGTGGGTTAAGTATATAATTACTATTAAGTATAAAGATGTATATAAGTTATTATCTTATATACTATTATAGTTATATACTATATATTACATCTATATGGTGTTTTGCATTGGATTTTGTTATGTTGGTGGTAAACAAATTTTTAACAAAATGTAAATTATTCAAGAAATAGAACAAAGTGTTGACATCATCGTTTTTATGCTCTACAATTTAATTAGAACGTTGAAAAACACATTCGTTTACGCCATTCCGCGAAAAATTATTATAAGGTGGTGAGTTTAATTCAGGACATCTACTCTATTCCCAAAGATTATACCGATAGTCAATGGCAAGCGGATTTTCGTATTCTGAAAGAACATAATGTTCCTTCTTCCCTTTCGCGTATTCCGCTTACTTCTGAGCGAGTATCTATTTATGAGGCGTATCACGGTATGACTCAATATCAGTGTTATTGCAGATTCATAAACGATATTCTTTCGGAAATCCGGAGAGGTGAGGTTGACTATTGTTACTTCATATATCAAATTGCGGAACTTTTGAAATATGAACCTAATCTTAAATCAGTGTGGGATCGTGAGTTCTGTTGTTTTAAGGTTTGGTTGTAAGGAGAATCTATGAGAAAACATACCGCTAAACGAAAACCAAATAAGATTTACATAGATGGTCAAGGGTTTGTTGTATCTGGAAAGCACTTTTATGTAGCGAAAAGAAACGCGGGCGCCAAGCTGGTTATCGCCGGTTTCGTGTACTTTGTTATTCTTATCATCATAATTGTTTTTCTTTTCAAGAGCTGCGGTACATTCACCAACATTGTCAATTCAACGCCTGATGAAAATGCGGTGATCTGGGACGGAGAGCAATTCATTTCAAATCCAAATGTAAATACCGCCACCGGTTCTTACATTCCCGGATTTAACGTCCTCAATCTTGTTTCAAATTCCAAACATCAAAAGGTTAATTTCTATAATCCAAAGGAAAATACTTGTCTATTCAAAATGTTGTTGTTTGTTGACAATAATCTTGTTTGGCGATCGGATTATATTAATCCTGGATATGGATTCTATGAGATTGATCTTATGAGGGAGTTTTCACCGCAAGAAACCACAGGTATATTGAAGGTTGAGTGTTACACCGCCGATCAACAGCGGTTGACCAAATCTGTAAATATAAGAATGGACGTTATTATCGTCTAAACTATCAAAAACTATAAAGCAAAGGAGGAGAGGGAACTTGAAGAAAATTATTTCCCTTGTTCTTGCCGTAACCTTGTTCGTTGCTGTTGGCATTGTTACGGCTAATGCGGATGTAACATCTCTTGACGACACAAATTCATCCGCATATTCAACAGTCACTTTTACGCAGCCAAGTACATACTGTATCTTTATCCCGGACGTTATTGACCTTGACTCTCAATTTTGTATTTCAGGTACGGTTAATATTATGGACTACGAGAAGTTATGCGTTACGATAACAAATCTTGATGAGAATAACGCACTGACTTTCACGCACCAGGATGGGGTTACTACATTGAAGCGTGCTATTACTTCATATCTGGACACAGAATATAGTATTACGCTGCAAGACCTTGGGCTGCCGAGCAATTGTGTTGGATATTTTCAAAAAGGTGATTATATGTCAGAGGTTGTTTTCGGACTTGCTGACGAGTACACCGAACTAACAACAGTATCCGGACTTGGCGAACCGCCCGCCGGAGCGTACTACTCGACGATCGAATTTGAAGTTACAATGCAGGGCAACTAAGATAGGATCATCACCATTTGGAACAGAAAAGTTGCCATCGTCTTGTCTACAAAATCGACAGTTCGGTGTTAAAGAGGGCGAATTGGAAGCTCAACCTGCCACTTCAAACCGCTATGAGAACTTGCCCCGATGTTATTGTTGCTCTGAATGACAGTCAGTGCCTCAGATTCATTGACGAGATTAACAATGTCATAGATGTAAGCAATAAAGTTCGAGCTATCCAACATAAAATCAAAAAATTAAAAAAGAGAACCAAGAGCAGAGAAAACCTAAAACTAATCAATTGCTATTATGAAACTCTCTATGAGTTACAATTCCAACGAGATTACGTTAGCGTGGTTATGAGCAGTAAAGAAGATTATGACCGCGCCAATCAGGGATTCTCTATTAACTATGGTTTAATTAACGGCAAAGAATGTATAGTTCATTATCGTAGGTTTTTAGGAACGAATGGCGGTATTAAAAAATCTACCATTGTCTATGTCAACGAACAGATTTATCCTGAGCTGAAACGTCGATTGGACAATGGTAGAAATTTGGAGTGCGAATTTGTTCCCGCAAAATTAGAAGCCTACCAAGGATTGATATGCTCTGGCTCGATTCCTCTCCCCTCTCCGCGTGGCGTAGTTGTTGTAAAAGACTGCATCACACATTTTAAGGAAGATGTGATCTTAATCGACGATAGTGGTGAGGGCGAGCCGAAACTTACATATGAGGATGGTTATGAGATAGAACATAACGACTCTGATGGATATGGGTTGATGTCGCCGGAATACTCACGAATCGTAAACCAATATCTGAGTGGTGTGGACAAACCTATTGCCGGGATGAATGTCCGTTCCGCATTTACCAAGGGTATGCTTTACACGTTTGATTTCATTGAGTTTGCCGAACAAGTAGCGCATACTTTTGAGATCACTGATATTTGGGGAGAGCGGCACGATATTCGAGGCATTGATGTTATTCTGACAGAATCGATGCTCAAACTTTGGTCGAGTTATGATAGTTGGGATGATTATTACGAGAATTGCCGTAGGAATCACTATCATCTTTCTGCTACGAAAACTACACCTGATGAACTTGAAGCCGTGCGAGATACTAATTATCAGTTCTTGCAATCGTATGAGTTCACAGACGAGGAACTATATAATCTTTGCTTGCCGACCATTAAAGAGATAAAAGATGTAATAGGATTGGATTACCGCAAGAGTCTTGCATTTTTGGCGGGATTCGGTCTTACAGAGGAAACCGCTTTCAGTAATAGCCTTAATTCATACATCAAGGCTCTAATGGTTGAACCAAAACTTATTAATGACCCATTTATTCGCAAAAAAATCTATCATATGATTCGTAAGCGAATAGAAATGGGTGAGCGTGGTGCAATCCGTATCAACGCTAATTTCGCTATGATTAGTGGCGATCCTTACGCTTTGTGTCAATCAATTTTCAATTTGCCCGTTACGGGTTTATTAAAAGCCGGAGAGGTCTATCACAAATATTGGATCGATAAAGGTTCAAAGGAAATTGCGTGCTTCCGCGCACCGATGACCTGTCATAATAATATCAGACGAATGAAACTGTCTGATTCTTCGGACGCCGCATATTGGTATCGTTACATCGATACAGCTCTTATCTATAACGCTTGGGATAGCTCTTGTGAAGCTATGAACGGCGCCGATAAGGACGGCGACACAAATATGTGTACTGACGATCCGATTATTGTTCAGAATACTAAGCCGTTGCGAACAATTATTTGTTTGCAAAAGAATGCTGCTAAGATAATTCCAGATGAGGCGTCAATCGTCGAATCTAATAAATTAGCTTTCAATGACGAGATCGGAGAAGTAACCAATAGAGTTACAAGTATGATTTGTATTGCCGATGGATTTCCAAAGGATTCTGAGGAATACAAAATCTTGCAATACCGTATTATGTGCGGTCAGTTATTTCAGCAGAATACCATCGATCGAGCAAAAGGTATCATATCCAAGTCTATGCCGACGAGTTGGTATTCTTTGAGGGATAATCACGTTGAGGATAACGATGACGAGTCTGTTGCGGAAGAAAAGAAACTAAATCAAAGAATTGCGGCATATCGCAAGCCATACTTTATGACGTATGTTTATCCGAAATTAAGATCGGAGAACAATACCTATATAAAGAACAGTTCTTTTGGCGCAATTCGTAGATTTAATAAATACGGAATCAATAGTATTGGAGATTTGATAGACTATCCCGATCCTACGCCGGAGATGGTTGACTTTATTGACTATTACAATAAACTGACTCCTGTTGATAATAACAGATGTGTAGTGAATCGTATTTCGTGGCTGTTTGAGGATGAATTTAAGACGTTCATATCAAACTACTCAAAATTGGTCAGAGAATCCGGATTAAATGTTTTTGATTATAGGATGCTGAAATCCGGCGTCGAGTATAGCCAATTCCAATACAATAAGATCAGTGATATTTATAAGGAATATCAACTTAGGATAAAAGAATATCAAAGAGAACTTCGTACAAAGAAGATAGAGAAGTTTGAAAATATCGAACAGCATATGATTCTCGTAGATTTCTTCAAGCGTCAATGTGCAGAGATTTGTCCTAACGAGCGGGAATTATGTGATATTCTTTTGGATATGTGTTATAAAGCGGAGAACTCAAAGCAGTTCGTATGGGATATGTGCGGAGATGCTATTATCGAGAATCTGTTAGATAAGCACAAGAGAAAAATAACATATCCGCAATTAGTTACCGATGATGGTGACTTTGAATATTGTGGCAAACAATTCAAAATGTGCGAAATGCGAATCGAGGTGATTAACGAATGATTATCTTGAATGAGCTTGAATGTGCCGAGAATTGTTTGAAGAACGGAATACTTGAAAATGATCCATATTTAACACTATCTATTTTAGCAAAATACTATTACCACCACTTGGGCTATCGCAAAAAGAAGATCGCACGGTTGCTGATCGAGTTTTTGTCAAAATTCTATTCAAGATATGAAATGAACGAAATGTCTTGGGAGGCGAGTGCCGAAAAACTGGCGGCTAACGCCGGTAAGTATCCATTGTTTGAAATCGTTGGTGTTAAAATATCAAAAGCAGAGATGCAAACCATAACCGATCTGAATAATAAGGTTTTGGAACGTCTTGCATTTACAATGCTTTGTTTAGCCAAACTCGCCAATATCAAGAATCCAGAAAATAACGGTTGGGTTAATGCTGAATCAAAAGATATTTTTAAGTATGCGAGAATATCATCAACAATAATTGAGAGAGAGAAGAAAATCGGAAAACTCTGGCAGTTGGGGTTATTGGAGTTTTCAAAGAGAAATGATAATCTGAATTGTAGGGTCACATTTATTTCTGACGAGGATGAGGAAGTTCTATTCATATCAGACTTTCGTGAGCTGGGGTATGAATATTTACTATATAAGGGAGAAAATTTCATTCGTTGTGCCGAATGCGGCATTTTGACTCGCGGCAATAAGGCTGGCACGAAAAAGTATTGTAAAGACTGTGCTGCTTATACACCACAGGAAACCAAAACGGTTGTTTGTGTAGATTGCGGTAAAGAATTCAAAGTTGACTCGAAAAACAATCACACTTGTCGTTGTACACAATGTCAAAGCAAAAGAAATCTTGAATTAAATCGTATTTCTTCACGGAATCGTATGAAAAAATACAGATCAGCGCAAGAATAACGCTTATGTTACGGTTATCAATTTTGAGATAAAAGAAAAAAGAAAAACACAATATATAGTAAAAGTCCACTGTTTAAGCCATTTTTGAGCCACTATATATTGTGTATAAAAATTTTCAAAATTTCGTTAAATGAAGGGAATATACCCTTTACTCTCATTTCTTTACTTTCTCTTTCTCTTGAAGCACCAGCTCGGCAATAGTTGGGCTGGTGCAAATCCCCTTACTTATGATAATTAGGGAGCGTGGTCAAGAGGGTCAAGACACCGCCCTTTCAAGGCGGTAACGCTGGGTTCAAATCCCGCCGCTCCTACCAGATATAAGCGGATATGGTGTTCAACGGTTAGCACGTTGGCTTGCCAAGTCAAAAGTACGAGTTCAAATCTCGTTATTCGCTCCATATAAGACACGCACAGCAATTTATTTAGAACAATTTTGCAGTTTAAAATTATTCGAGGGTGTCTTGATTTTTATTGCGGGATGGAGCAGATGGTCAGCTCGACTGCCTCATAAGCAGTAGGTCGTGGGTTCGAGTCCCACTCCCGCAACCAATTCATAATAGTTTAATCAATATGGGAGAATCGTATAGCGGCAATTACGGCAGACTGTAAATCTGTTCCCGCAAGGGTTCGATGGTTCGAGTCCATCTTCTCCCACCATATGCTTGTGTAGCTTACGAGGTCGGAGCATCGGTCTGAAAAACCGAAGGATGGTGGTTCGATACCACCCGCAAGCACCAATATGGTTCCGTAGTTCAATCGGTTAAAACATAGCCCTGTCACGGCTAAGTTGAGAGTTCGATCCTCTCCGGAATCGCCATTCGTAGGTGTAAGTCAACGGTAGACGGCTTGCTTTGGGAGCAAGTAGCTGGGGGTTCGAGTCCTCTCACCTGCACCAAACAGAGTTCGGCACGCCTCTTGAAAATGCGTACCACGCCGAGCCATATATTCCAGCGTAGTTCAGTTGGTAGAACGCCTGACTGTTAATCAGGATGCCGAAAGGAATCGCGTGTTCGAGTCACGCCGCTGGAGCCATATGTAGTAGAGGGTATGTTTTTGCGTGAGCATAGAAGATGAAAGCCCTTCCCTGTAGGATGCGTCCGAAGGGGGCTTCACGGCGGTAGGAGAATGACCGCTATATGGGGGATTAGTTCAGTTGGGAGAACACCTGCTTTGCAAGCAGGGGGTCAGCGGTTCGAGTCCGCTATCCTCCACCATTGGTATGAAACAGGACAAGGAGTAGCTACCCTTCTTGATGCTGCTACGTCAAGATTACTGTTTTGTACTATCAATAAACAAATTTTAGCAGAAAGGAGTTTATATTATGATAGGCATTTATAAATTTACCAACAAAATCACAGGAGAATCTTATATCGGGCAGAGCAGAGATATACACAAGCGGTACATCCAACATAAATGTAGGCACGAAAAACGATTACGTGAAAACGCTCCGGTAGAAGATACATATTTTCATTCAATGTTAAATCACTATGGATTTTGGAATTTTGATTTTGAGATTATCGAAGAATGTAACATAGATGAATTGAATGAGAAAGAAATCTATTATATTAAGGCATTTAATACGCTTTATCCAAACGGTTATAACAAAGATAAGGGTGGTAATAATCCGCATCCAATGAAATTTGATTCTTACGATACAGTAGAAGAAGTTATCAAATTGCTACAAACATCAAAAATGTCAAATATAGAAATAGGCAAGATTTATGGTGTATCGGATCAAACTATTTCTGACATTAATAATGGCAGAATATGGCGAAAAGATGAAATTTCATATCCTATTCGTAACACACATAAAATCGAAGGTGAAACAAGAAGAAAAGCGAAAAAAATTAAGTATTATTGTTCTATGTGTGGTAAAGAATTAAGTGGTAAACGTAAAACAGGGTTATGTGCGGATTGCTGTGAAATCACTTATATACATCATTGTTCTATTCCTCCGAAAGATGTGTTATATGAATTATTATTAAAAGAAACATTCGTGAAAGTTGCTAAGATATATAATGTTTCAGATAATGCGGTTAGAAAATGGTGTGATAAATATAATATACCGCGACATTCCTCATATTATAGAAATGTTGCTTAATGCCCGAAAGGGCTTTATGCTGGTGTAGTTCAGTTGGCAGAACGCGAAACTTGTAATTTCGATGTCGGCGGTTCAAATCCGTCCATCAGCTCCAAATAGCGTTTGCTAAATTTATTTAAGGTGGTTAAACCAAATTGAAAGAAATCAAAAAAGAAGAAGTAAAACTACTCGAAAAGAACGGAGTAATTAGGAACACACATAGGGGCTATATTGGCACTAATGGTTATTCTGTCGGATTTTACAGAACCCGAAACAAAAGATATATTGAAGATCGCTATGCTGATTTAGCCAAGACACTTACATAAGGAGATCATATGGCTAAAAAGAAATTGAAATCTGACGGTATATTCTTTACCGGTAAATCCGCAGATGATGTTACTGGTTCACAGTATTTAGTAAAATTCGGAAATACTCAATGTCTTTTAGAATGCGGTTTGCATCAGTCGTCGAGTAATGATTATTTGGATTCGTATAAAATCAATGCGGAGAAATTTCAATTCAAGCCAAAAGAACTCGATTATGTATTTGTCGCCCATACCCATATAGACCATTGCGGCTTGCTCCCACGATTGGTCAAGGAAGGGTTTAGGGGGAAAATAATAGCAACTCAAAACACTGCTAAAATTATGAAGCCCTTGCTTTTCAATTCCTGCGCTATTATTCAGGACGAAGCAAGGGTTTTGTCGTATAGATATAAAAGAGAATACAAACCATTATATGAACCTGCCGACGTTGAAAAGACATTGGATTTGATTGAAGTTTATGGCAACTATAATGAAGTTTACACACTTAATGAGAATGTCAGTTTTCAATGGTTACATAATTCTCATTGTGTCGGCGCCGCACAATTGTATTTGATTTTGAAGAACGGTACAAAAACAAGAAAGGTTCTTTATACATCAGATATGGGTGCATTGAAACCAAAGAATCACTATGTTTCACATACTGAGATTCCTACTCAATTTATTGATTGTGTAATTATGGAGAGTACATACGGCGATTCAAAACGTTGTGAAAAGAAAAAGCGTTCTTATGATGTAGAACACTTAAAGGTTGCAATCGACACGGTTATTGGTCGTAAAGGCACGGTGGTCTTACCGTGTTTTAGTTTTAGCAGAACTCAAGAATTGTTGACGAATCTATATGAAATTTATCACGATGATCCGAAATTCAATACTCCTATCATTATAGACTCAAAACTGAGTTGTGATATATCAAAACTATATCATTCATTGTTATTCGGAGAAGATTTAAAACTCTGGCAGCAGGTATGCAATTGGGATAATGTAAGATTTATAGAGGAAAAAGATGAATCTAAAGTTTGTATAGCAAACAATATTCCTAAAATCGTGCTTTCATCATCGGGATTTTGCACCAATGGTAGAATTTTGGGATATTTGAAGAAATACATCAAAGACAGCAATTCTATGATTGTTTTCTCAGGATATGTTGGAG